GAACCGGCCGGTAGCGAACACGCCAAGACCCGACGCGGTGAATACACGTGCGGTGCCGAGCACGGCCGCAACGGCGCCCATGCCCCGATTGGCCGGCGCGGTCATATCGACCCCGCACCGCGCATCGCCCAAATCGGCATCGCAATTGCGGAGGTAAGCGCGGCCGGTCGGCTGGTTGAGCGCATGCGCGAGCCCGCGCATCTCGGCCTGAAACGCGGTGCGGCCGCGGCTCACTTCGCCCAGATGTCCCGTGCGCATCAGCACGCGCTGGGCGGGGTCGCTCCAGTTCACCCGCCAGATGGCGATGCTCGCGTTGTCGTAGCGACCCGCCGCGAGGTCGTCCTCGGCGAGTGCATCGGCCGACAGCGCTCCGGCAACCGTGAGATTGTCGACCGCGAGACCAAGCGTCGACTGGACTTCGGACGCGGTGAACCCAGTGGCGGCGGCGTAGGTCGTGCCGCCGAAGGTGACATCGCGATCGTGGTCGGTGAACCCCATCCTAACGCCGTCAGCGCGCGTCAGCGTCCAGCACCAGCACAACGTTGTGGTGCCGCTGTCGAGATGCGCCTGCAGGCCCGGTGCGAGCGTCTTCATACGCGAATCTCGATGATGGGAATGCTGGGAATCTCGCCGGCCTGGAAATGCGACAGATTGATTTCGAGCTTGTCGGCGTCGAACCGCGCGGGGCAATCGAACTGAAAGCCCGCCGTGACGGCAACGCCGCTTCCGGGCGCCGCCGCGAAGGAGACGCGGCCGGTCACGGAGTCGACAGTGAACGATGAAGTCTCGACCCCGTTCAGTGCGCAGCGCACGGAGCCGGCGACGGGCTTCGTGACGTCGCGCACGGCACTGGCCCCGCCTGAGGCATAGGTCTTCTTCAATGGGAAGACCGTGGTGATACCGTCGCCGGTGCCCAGCGTCTGGTCGGTTGGCGCATGGGACTGCAGCGGCGCACAGGATTTCCAATCCGCGCGATCGCGCCAGCGGAAGCCATGCAGGCAGCCGTTGCGCGCCTCGAAGAACGCGATGACGGCGTGGACGTCGTCGAGCGTCTTGACCCCATAGCCCGCATTCCAGCGCCGACGCGATTGCGCCCAGACCGCGTTGCGCTCTTCATAACCCGACCCCAGCACGACGATTTCCGTCTTGCGCTCGGGCCCGCCGCTGGCGCCGAGCGCCACCGCGGTCGGAAAGAGAACCTCGTGAAAGGCCATGGCTTAAAGGTTTCTCTGGCCGCGCGCGCTGGCGCGCACCAGCATCGCGCCAATCTGCGTTTCGGACATGAGGAAACTCCGCGCATCCGGCGTCTGCACGTTCAACACGATTGACGGACGCTGAGCGCCGCTGGGCACGATCGTGCCTTGCGCGCCCGGCACGAAGAGCTCGGGCCCTCGCTCGCCCACGAGATAAGCCTCGCCTGCCGACACCGGCCCGCCGCCGGCGCGCGCGCCGCCGAAGCTCAATCCTTGGAACAGACCGTTGAACAGCTGATTGAGCGGACCCGTGATGAAATTGCGCGTTGTCAGCCGCTCGAGACTTCTCAGCATCGCGTTGACCATGCCGTCGATCGTGGTTTCACCGCCCCGCGCCGCGCGGCTGATGGTCGTCTCCAATCCGTTGAACACCGATGAGGTCGCGATGTCGAGGCCGTTCAAAGCACTCGTCGCCGTTTGGCCGAGCGACGACAAGCCGTCGCCAGCCTGCGCAAGGCCGGCCGTGAGGCCGGACACATCCGCGCCGACGCGCACCTGGAGCGCGCCGATTTCCGTCGCCATCAGGGCTCTCCTTCATCGGGATAGGTGTCTATCAGGGTGTGCAACTCAGTTCGCCGCAGCGGCGCTGCGAGTGCGGGACCAACACGTCCGTCAAGGAGCGCGCGCCACTCCACCACGCTCAAGCGCCAGAAGACGTCAGGCGTCAAACCGAAACGTCCAAGCCCGAGCGCAAGCCAGCGCCGCCAGGCGGTTCCGCCCGCGGCGCGCGTGCTTCCCCCGGCGCGGCCCTCCCCTCCGCAGGCCCGAGGCCCGCCGCCGCAAAGGCATCGGCGAGCGCGCGTGTGACGACACCGAGGTCGAGCGGCAACGCCGCGAGGCGTTCTTGGGTCACCGGATTGCCGCCGCCCCGGAGCAGAGCCGCCAGCACGGCGAGAATATCAGCGGCACTCAGACGCCTGAGCCGCGCTTCGAGCTCCGCAAGGCTGCCAAGACCGAGCGCGGTCTCGATTTCTGCCAGTGCCCCAAGGGTGAGGCACAAGCGATGTGGAGCACCGCCGAGCGAAAGCGCCACCTCGCCGCGTGGCGCATTGACGAGCGGCCCGGTCATGCGGCTGTGAAGGTGAGCGCGCCGGCCGACTCCAGCGCGAGAGACCAAGTCGCTTCACCGTCATGCTCGCCGGCATAGTCGAGGGACGAAATCTGAAAGGCGCCCTGGACCGTACCGAAATCCGGAATGACGATTTGCCAGTCGCGAACGGTCCCGTTGAAAAAGAGCCCGCGGACCGTCTCGTCGGCTGCCGCATCCTTGAACACACCGGAGCCCTGCACGCGCGCCGACTTGACACCGCCCGCAAGCGCCTCGCGCCAGGCATTCGTGGAGTCGGCATTGGTCACGTCGATGAGCGCGGCGTTGAACGACAATGTCTTGCTGCGGAGTCCGGCGACCGAGACGAACGAGCCGCTGCCGGTCGAATCCACCTTCAAGAGCAGCGCGCGGCCCTGCTGTGCAGCCATGTGAATCTCCTATGTCAACTCAGTGAGGGCGCGATAGCGGGCGACGCCATGCATGGTCTCGCCATCGGCATCGCGAAAGATGTCGGCGAACTCGAAGCGGAGGAGCACCAGGCGATTGCCGCTCAGGGTCAGCGGAGCATTGTGCAGAACATCATAGATTGCCGACAATATCGCTTTGGCTTCCTTGCGTCCGCCTTGCCGCGACCACGCGTTGATGAGCAAGGTGTGCGCGTGCCCTTGGTCGCTCGATGTGTCCCAGGCCCCGAGCGTGCCATGCCCTAGTGTGACATAGGGAAAAGGCGCGCTGCTCGGCACGTCGTCGTAGACGCGCGCCGGCGTGCTGATGAGCGCGCGCAGCGGCGCATTGACGCTCAGCGCCCCCACGATCGCTGCTTGAAGCGCAAAGCTCGGGTCGGTCGTCACGATTTCGGTCTCAAGGCGTCAAAAGCGTCCGCGATGCGTCCGGCAATTTGGGTCGTGAGGGCCGCGCGCAGACTTTCCAACGCCGAGCCCAGAAAAGGCCTTGCCGGCTGCGTTCGCGTGCCAAACTCGACGAACCGCGAGGAGTCGGCGTCGGCGACGACGAACGTAGCGCCTGCGTTGCCGGTCTCGACCGTCAGACGTTCTGCCAGCACACTGTCCTCGAGACCATATCGGGCCAGCATCTGCCTGGCTTCAATTTGCACAGCTTCGGCAGCCTCGCGCGCGGCCTCTCCTGCGGCAGCTCCTATATTCTCGAGAGCTTCTGGCGAAAGCTTTGTCACGTCCACGCGCGTCATGAAGGTGCGTTCTCGACGCAAACGAGGTCGAGCCATCGACGTCTGGAATCGGGGTCATTCACGGCCTCGATGTTGAACAGTCTTTGGTCGACACGAAGCCTGAGCGTTTCGGTCACGTCGTCACGGAAGCGCAGGCGGATGCGTACGCGCTTGAACGCCGTCACCTGGTCGCCGCTCACGGTTTCTGCGCCCGTCAGTAGCTCGACCGCGCACCAGACAGTTGCAAGAGTGGACCAGCTTTCGCTGAATCCGCCGCCCCCATCGTCGACTTGCGTCTTCGCCTCGAGGGTCGCGAGCGTGCGCAGCGTGCCAATCACAGGCGCACCATCTGATAGGGCGCGAGCAGTGCCGCGGACGCCATCGGAATCGGAACCACGGAGCCGCCCGCGAACACCGGTTCGCGGTTCTCATAGAGATGTGCGATATGAAGCAGGATGGCGTGGCGGAGCGGCGCGGGAACATCCGCGCTGGTCGCTCCGTAGCCGGCCTCGAAGTCGATTTCGATGCCGGCACCGAAGCGACCCGGGACCGGCCAGACGGCGCCAGGCTTTCGCAGGAGCCGTCCAGGCGATGCGATGGTGTCGACGTCGTAATTGGCGGCGTCCCACACCTCTGCGGCGCCGGCCGAGTCGTAGATGCGCACTGCGGAGATGTCGCGCAGCGGCGGGCGTGGCAGCGCCACGGCCGGCACACGCTGCGCGTTCGGCCAAGCGTCGAGACGCAGGCGCCAGCTCTGGGTGAGAAAGGCGCGGCCCGTCGCTTCCTCGGCCGCCGTGCGCGCGAGCGCAATGAGACCTTGGATGTAGCTGTCTTCGTCCGTCGTGACGACGCGCAGATGCGCCTTCGCCTCGGCGAGCGTCACCGGCTCGCTCGCCGGGCCGCTCAATCTCACTAGAGCTGTGCTCATTTTGTCAGACCGGCGGGTTGGCCGTGGGTGCCACATGCGGGTGACCGAGCAGCGCCACGGCGGCGATGAGCGCGGCCGACGCATTGCTGGCCGGAGTGACCGTCAGGCGCACATACCGCTTCGAACCGACATAGCCAATCTTACGTGTCTCGTCGTCATCGCTGAACGTGAAGCTTGCGAGCGCTTCCGTGCCCAGAAGCTCCGCATCGGGCACCGCCGCGGCGTCCGACAGGTTCGCCTGATCGCCGTGCTCGACAAGCGCGGTGAACGCCGCGTCCGCATCGGCGATCGAGCCGGTGAGGATGACGAAGGTAAGGCTCGCATGGCTCTGCATATCGATGATTTGCGAGACCTGCGCCGTGTTGTCCGCCACCGAAACGGGCGAGATCGCCCGCACGGGGTGGACCGAGTTCATGAGGTCGAATTTCATGGGATGTCTCCGATCGAGAAGGACTAGGACGTCGCGAACTTCATGAGCTTGATGGCTTCGAAGTTCTGCACGCCGCCGCCCACGCGCTTCGTCGTGTAAAAGAGAACGTAGGGCTTCGCGGTGAAGGGATCGCGCAGAACGCGCACGCCCGCGCGGTCGACGACGAGATAGCCACGGCGGAAATCGCCGAAAGCAATCGAGAACGAGCCGGACGAAATGTTCGGCATGTCTTCTGCCTCGGTGATGGGGTAACCGAGCAACGAGGCCGGCGCGCCGGCTTGCGCGCCCGGCTGCCAAATGTAGTTGCCCTGCCCGTCCTTCAGTTTCCGAATTTCGCTCTCGACTTTTCGGTTCATGACCCAGCGCGCATTGGCGCGATAGGCCTGCTTCGGCGCATAGGCGAGGTCAATGAGCTTGTCCGACGGATTGCTCGCCGCAAACGCGCCGTCGGCGCCGGACACGACGTAGCCCATCTTGTTCCAGGCCCAGCTCGCATCCGCGACCTTGGTGTATTGCAGGAAGCCCTTCGGCTTGTTCACGCCGTCGCCATTGACGAAAGCTGCACCCTCTTGCGCCGCGAACTCGATTTGCACTTCGTTGGCGAGCCAGTCCTCGACGTTGACGAGCGCGTCGTCCAGGAGGGACTGGGTCGCCGCCGGCATGGCGTAAAGCTCCATCGTCGGAAACTCGATGAGGCTCAGGCTGGGCGTGTCCGTCTGCGGACGATCGGCGGCTTCGCCAACCCAGCCCGACTCGGCGCCCGTGATGGCGACGGGCTTCCTGAAGCTTGCCGTCCCAATCTGCCGCACGGTCGCGATATCGCGAATGGGCGACATCTGACGCAGCACGCTGTCGATGAGCTGCTCCGTCTCTTGGGGAACCAGGAAACCACCATCGGGGTCGGCTCCGACCGAGAGTGCTTTGCGCTCGAAGGCTGAAAGGCTCGTGAGATCGCCGCGCCGGACATAATGCTCCCAGGCGGCTTTGTGCTCCACGCTACGGGCATCGTTGCGCTCCTTCGCGGAGGTGCGCGGAAGCTCCGGACGACCGCGGCGTAGCGAGAGCTCGCTCAGCGTGCGCTTCTGCTCCTCGAGTGCGGCGTTGATGCGGTCGACCTTCTCGGTCGTCACGACATCCGCAGAGAGCTTCTTCTCGATGTCGGCGAGGCGGCGGTCGTTCTCGCTTTTGAACGCTTCGAACGTCCCGACAAGCGCGTCGTAAGCGACGACCATGTCCGACGACGGCGCCGCCGCGGTCTTCATCTCGCGCTCGGCGGGATTGGTTTCAGTGGAAGGATTGAACACGTGCTGTACGTCCTTTCGTCAGGCTTTGAAAAGAGCGCGGGCGGCCTTTGCCGCCTCGACCCGCGCCACGGTGCGGTTAGAGCCGCGAGAGAGCTTCCGTGCGCGCGCCGTGACTTCGGCGAACGTCACGGACCGCGCCCGCTTGACGCGCGTGACCCGCGCCTCGGGAAGAAGGGGAAAGGTCACCAGCGAGATTTCCCACAGGTCGATATCGATGAGGTCCCGCGTGCCGGCGCGCCGGTCCTTCCTCGCACCGACGACCTGATAGCCGATGGACAAGCCGTCGAGCGCGCCCGCGCGCATCAGCGCGAGCACCTCGCGGGCGCGCTGAACCTCGGGCAACAGGCGACCGCGCACGAAGAGACCCTTGTCATCCTCGCGGATTTCGCGCCACACGCCGATGGGCTCGCGCGCGTCGTGCTGATAGAGCAGCTTGACGTTGCCGATGCCGCGCTGGCGCAGCGTGCGCCGGAAGGCGCCGGGCCGCACGACGTCATGCACCTGGTCCTCGACGCCAAAGAGCGAGGCATAGCCTTCGAACTCGCCGGTGTCGGCATCCGTCTCAAGCGCAGCCGCAAGCGCTTTCTGTTCGCGCGCGACAAATTGCGTCCGCACCGGCAAAGGGCGTTCCATCGAATTTCCGTGCTTAGAGAAATCAATCAGCGCGCTGCGGGCGAACTCAGCCGGTCGAGCTTCGCTTCGATGCGCTCGAGCGTCGCGCGCATCGCACTCACCTGCTCTTCCAAGCGCGCCGAGCGCTCGGCCAGCTCCTGGACGCGGAGCACATCCACATCGATGCGTGCCATGCGCTCCCGCGCGCTGCCGGCCCAGACCAGCGCGGCGCTGGTCTGAAGAAGAAGCGCGAGAATGAAGGCGATGGGAACGCGCCTGTCGAGGTGCCAGCTTTTATGGCGCGTGTCGTCGTCAGAGGTCATGGCGGCCCTCGATGTGCAGAGGCTCATAGCCCAGCGCCGCGCGCTTCTCGTCGTCGGTCAGAAAGGACGCCGCCGTGAGGCGCTGCCAGAGTCCGTCGCGCTCGCTGGCCAGCGCGGACACATCGTCGAAATCGTAAGCCAGCCGGAGACCGCTGCCGAAGCGCGGCACGAGCCAGGCATTGAGCGAAGCGACATACTTGCGCGCAAGCGGAATGACGGTCTGACGCCAGAGCGCCAGGTTGGCCTCCCGAAAATTTGCGTAGGTGTTGTCGCCGGGGATGCCGAGCAACATCGGCGGTACGCCGAACGCGAGCGCGATTTCACGGGCCGCCACGTGACGCGCCTCGATGAAGCTCATGTCCTGGGGCGACAGGCTCATGCTCACCCAGCTCAATCCGCCATCGAGCAGGAGCGGCCGGCCCGCATTCGACACGCCTTGAATGTTCGTATCGAGCTCGTCCTTGAGGCGCTGGAACTGCTCTTCCGACAAATTCGGCGCACCGTCCGGACCCTTGTAGACAAGCGCGCCGGAAGGCCGCGCGGAATTGTCGAGCAGCGCCTTGGTCCAGGCGTTGCCGGCATTGTGCACGTCGATGGCGCCCGCCGCGACTTCGAGCGGGCTCATGCCATAGTGGTCGTCGAGCGGATGAAACAGCCGCAGATGCAGAATGGGCGCCTGCCCCGCCTGGTCGAACATGGTCCTCCTGCCGGGAACCGCATATTCATACGCCTCCGGCCAGCCATCGGCGCCCGTCACAACCTTCATCCGGTCCGGACGAAGCGCGTAAAGCTCACGCGGCTCGCCTTGCACGGACACAAGCTCGAGATAACTGTTGCCCGACACCTGCAGGAAGGACAGAAACGCCTCGACCAGCTCGGGCCCGGACTGCATCGGATTGGGCCGCGCGAGAACATCGAGCAACGGATGCTCGGCAATCTCGGCTTCGCCTTCATAGAGAAGAAACGGGATTGAAGCGACGGCGTCGGCAATCAATCGCACGGCGCGATAGGCGATGGGGTTCTGCGTGAATCCTTCGCGCGAGAGCGCTTCATAATTTCGCGGCGTCCATGAAGGCCGGCCGACGGTCTGGAGCGCAATCAGCGGACCGGTCCGACTTGCTTTCGCCTCGATGCGGCGAGCAAAGAGGCGCGCAAGCGTTCGCCAGACGCTCCGTGTCGTTCCGGCTCGCTTCATCAGGGGCTCCGAATTTCAAAAAGGGGTGGCCGGCGCTCGACCGCCGGGGCGGGGAGGACGCCAGTGGGAGCGCCGGCCAAAGGTTCGAGCGCTTACGCACTCGAACCGTGGACAAGAAATGAGACCTAAAGCGTGCGCACGCGCGGCTCGCCGAAGGAGGCTGCAAGCACGAGGTCGGTGAGCGCCCAGACGAGCGCATCGAGGCGGTCGGGACTTTTGCCGTGTGCGCCCTGCCCCGGCTCGAAGCTCAACAACTCATCCTCGAGCTTGGGAAACGCGCCGACGTGATGCACGCGCCCCTGCTCATAAAGAGCGGCCACGGGTTCGGCGCGCGCTTCCTTGGCGCGCATCGCGCGCACGGCACGGTAGGGAATGGCGGCATCAATCTGACGCAACACCGTCTCGACCAACGCGCCGCCCTGATTGACTTCGGCCACGATGCGGTCGGCCTTGAACTCTCGATAGGCCGCGACGACGGCGCTCGCCCACCCGAGAGGTGAGAGGCCCTGCACCGTTCTGTCAGCCAAGACGTAAGCGCGTCCGGCGCCGTCGAGGCCCGCCACCACGATACCGCAGGCATCGGAGCTTTCGCCTGCGCCCGCCGGGGGGTCGACGGCGACAATGATGCGCTTGAGCGGCGGCGCGTCATGCACGCGTGTCGCCTCAATCATCTCCCATCGCCACAGCGCGCCGTCGCGGTTCTCGACGATTTCGGCATCTATCTCTTGCCGGCCGAGACGCGTGCCTTCAAACCGCGCGATGATTTGCGAGAAGAAGCTAGGTGCAAGATGCGCGCGATTGGCGAAGGTGCTGGCGCGCGTGACGACAGTGTCGCGGTCGGCGACGAGCGCCTTCACCAGCGGCACCGGCTTCGGCGTCGTCGTCACGACTTGGCGCGGCCTGCGGCCGAGCCGCATTCCCAACTGCAACATGTCCCATGTCTCCTGAGCATTCGGCCATTTGGCCAGCTCATCACTCCAGCCGAGGTCGAACTGATGGCCGCGCAGGCCGTCGGGGTCCTCGGCGGAGAACAGATGTCCCGTTGCGCCGTTCGGCCAAATCAGTAGCCGCCGCGACGACAGAAATTTCGGCCGGCCTGCGCGCCAGGGGAGCGAGAGAAGCCCCGACGGGCCCTCGACCATCACCGCCCGCGCGTCGGCCTGGGTCTCGGCGACCAGCGCCACTCGCTTCGCTTCACCGGTTTCGATGGCCTCGCGCACCCATTCGGCGCCCGCGCGCGTCTTTCCTGCGCCGCGGCCACCGAGAAACAGCCACGTCGTCCAGGGCCGAACGCCCGGCTGGTCATCGGACTCGGGCGCGAGCTGTTCGTCGCGTCCCCAGAAGCGCCAGTCCTGAGCGAGAAACTCAAGCTCCTCCGACGACAGGCTCTGAAGAAACGCCGTCAC